ACTATAGGTTCTGCTGAACACATCGCTAAACAAATAGAGTTTGATAATGCTGCTAAAAAAGAAGGAGAAATATCTCAAAGAATAAGTGATAATGAATATAATAATCTTTTTGGACAATCAAGAAGAGAAGTAGCAGATAATAAAGTTGAATTAGCTAGAAGGTTTGGTGACGAACAAGTAGTTGATTATATGTTGGGTGATGAAGCTAATGGGTTTGTTATGAAACAACAACAATACAACGCAGGTAAGCTAAGAGAGATAATGACTTCTAGTAAACAAGAAGATATTACATTAGCTAAAACATTCCTAGCTTTGTCTTTTGAAAATATGATTAAAAAGCGTGGAGACTATGTAAGAGAAAACGCAGAACGATGGTTATCTATGTTTCCTCATATATACATGAGATTAAACAGATTGGCAACAGGTGGTCTTGCTGGTCTTAATACTACTCAATCAGATCAAACATATTTAAATACCATTATTCCTATTGTTATCTTAAGTAATCTAGTTGTACCCGGACTTGAAAATGTTTCTGGTAATGTACAAAATACAAAGGGATGGGATAGTTTGGATGATAGGCGAAACGAGTTGTTTGATATAGAAGAAGCAGCTAGAGAGTATGATAAAGAATTTGTTAAGAATACTGTTGATGGTAAGACTATGACAGAAGTACAATTTGATCAAATAAAAGAACTATCTCTTTCTTTAATCAATGATCCATCTAGTGTCTCTTCCAGCCATCCTTTTTATGATTTAGCTAGAGAATATTCTAAGACATCTGAACAACTCATACAAAGAGCTACTGATTATCTTGTTAATGCCCGTGTATTACAAGAAAGACATTTAGAAAAACCAGAGCATAGACTTATGCTATCTTTAAACAAAACAAAAATAGGAGATCTTATATCTAAGAATCCAGATGTTATTACTCAAGCTAAGGATGAAATAAGAAGACAAGTTTTAGAAAATCTGTCTTTAACAGATACTTCATCTATTGTAGATCCTGTTTCTCTATATGCTTCTGGTATTCTACCTGACATAACATCAAGTGAAGTTAATCTTACTTTTATTAGAGGTTGGGATGATATGCCTTTGGTTATCAGAAATAAGATTGATCAAGAAATTAAAAACGATCCTTCATTAATGACAATAACTGAATGGGATAGTGACATGCTTATGCTTGATACTAATCCTAGCTCTGAAGCTAAAGCTAGATTAAAGATATATAAAATTCGGAAACAAAAGGTTGAAGCATTATATAAGAAAGCAGATTACGGTGCTACTACTTTATCAGATATTATAGGATCTGGTACTTCTGCTGGAGAAGCAGCTTCTATCATATCACAATATAATTCTTCATTAGAAGCACACAATACTTCTTTAGTAGATAAGTTTAGAGCACATTCTGGAAGTTATCTGGCAACTATGATTCTTAGTGGAAATGGTTTAGCGAGAGATTCTGGTACTCATATGTTATTTACAAGTAAGGAAGCCAATAGTGTTGTTGGATTTAAATCATATCTTCTTATGAATAGAATTGGTTCTACTGCTTTTATTCCCCATTCAATTGTTGGAATACCTAAGTCTTATGAATTAATGACAAACGATAAAACAAAGATGTTGTTTAATACCGATGTAGGTAGTATATCACGGGCTCTTACAAGAGGACCGGGATGGAATGCTGGAACAATTCTAGTAATGAAGGAATTTACTAATTCAAATATAAACTTTTCTGACTTTCTGGATATGTTTAGAAATGTTATTGATAACTCGCCTGATTTAGATAGTATTAATGTTATAGATCAGTCTGTTCTAAACCTTAGTACAAAAATGAGAACTGATCTTAAAAGCAAGATATTAGATGATATTGAAACTCTAAGAAGAAAGATGCAGATTACTGGTGGTATTGCACTTAGACAATATAATAGATGGAATAGTGCAATTGATACTGCAAATGATTTTACTTCTACTTTGTTAGGACCAAACCTAACAGTAGCTACGCTAACTGTTGAAGGTATGATGAATACTACCTCTCTTATGTTTGGCGGTCCTCAAGGATTAAAGAACTTTGCAACTGCTGTGATTGATTCTATAGCATTTGCTTCTTCTGGTAGTACTAAAAAAGGACGTAGCCAAATGCGTCAGCTTGCTAGAGAAATGGGATGGTATGCAAAACATAAGAGACATAGTATGTTTGAAGTACACCGTTCTGTTCTTTATGGCGATGAACTCCATGATGATGAAGTAGGTGGGCTTAAAAGATATCTTAGAAGAACTAAAACTTATTCTAATAGTGTAAACGGTGGTATTAATATTGCTCTTAGAAGTCAATCTACTATGTCCTATAGAAAATGGTTTGCAGAAATTCTTGGAAATGATAAGCTTAAAGAATTAATTATTAAAGTAAATGATGCTAAAGAAAAAGGTGAGTTTAAAACTAGAGCAGATATTAAGAGGGTAGTAAAAGAAGTACTAGGTTCTTCTCATGGAAGAACTGAAGCTGTTTATCAAATGGCTAAAGCTGGTCTTTTAGATCTTGATATTCTACCTGATATTAAAACTCTTATTGATGAATCTGATGTTGTATATGGTGTACATACTTATGGTGGTAGAATGAGAAACTACATAAGCGAAAAGACAGATACAGCAGAAAGAACAAGACTTAATGAGGTATTGCGGAAAATGAAGAATTGGGAAAATATCGTAGTACATATGAATATTGTTGATCCTAATGCTATGGATATTGATACAACGGATGTTCCTTTGTTTAGATGGTTAAGGCATTATAAGTCTTATCCAAATATCTTTGCTGCTCAAAGAGTTTTTAGAGATTCGTCTAAATATAGTTTACCAGCCTTTGTAGCTCGTATGTTCCGTTTCATGCTTCAGGAAATGATATATGCTATTATCACTATGCTAGCCGCCGGAATGTCAGCAGCTGTCTTAAAAGAAAGGTTTGAGAAAAACCCAATTAGTGAGATGACTGCACTCTTGCAAAGAAGTCCTATGTTAGGATACTGGGGAGAATTCATTGCTTCTACAGTAAGAACTATGCTATCAGCAGCCTCTGGAAAACTAGACGCTACTCCTTTGGCTAGAACTTTACTACCTGTAGGTGGTTCTCTTATGAGATCTCAATCTCAATCTTTGGTCAATGCTATTAGAGGTAATACTGATGGAGGAGACTGGGCAAACTATGCTCGTATGTTAACTCTAGCTCCTGTCCCAGTCCTTGGACAAATTGCAGGTAATCCATTTACTAGGATAGCTGTAAGTAGAACAATGGGTAAAGAGAAGTCAGCCAATAGTATGAGACAGAAGATGGGGGACAGACTTGGGAAACCTAATGGTCGAGACAGCTTAAGAAATGGATTAGGTACGACCGTGGAACCCTCGGACTCAAGTCTATCCTCAAGAAATGTCTTCTTTACACCTGAGGAAAAGAACCTAAGTAATATCATGAAAGAACTATATCCAGATGCTATGAATTCACCATATGTTACAGATGTTGGTGTTTCTATAGATCCTGATGATATTAAAACTCCAGAAGCATCTCAAGTTATTCCTCAGTTACCTCCAAGAGATACTCCAGAGCCTAAGAGCAGTCGTGTCGATATTGCTAGTAAGAAACCTGACCCGATCCAAGCTATTTCAGAGTCTTCAAAACCTATGGAGATACCTCCAGAATTAATTGAATAATTGGGTAAAGGAGAGGGGGGACCTAGGGACCTAGGTTTATATTATATATATAATATATAACTAGGGTAAACTAAGGACCTAGGAAATCGACTAGGGGTCACGAATACACAGCTAGGGAGAGATTATAAGAGGACTTTCTTTTCCCCCCGTACCCCCCTTAATTCTTTCGCTATAAAAAGCGATGGGGTACCGAGTGCTAATTGAAACTAGCCTACTGCCCGTGGAAGGGCTTGCAGGTGGCTGGTGCTCATTATATCCTACCGGATATGGTGGGCATTATGGATAATCCTATTATCCAGACCTTGCGAGGCATGGTCAAGATAGGAGCATCGTTGTTCCTAATTTGGCTCATGCTTCAAGCAGCTTATGAAAGTATGTCTATGCTTTCACAAGCGGTGGATAGTTATGGTGTGGACTTCGCTTACAACGATCACCTCCTTTGGGCGGCGATTTCGTTTGGCGCAGCTTCAATCATAATCTCCATCATGTTTGTTCGCTCCCTTTATAGGGACTGAACAGCATCTGCTGCATGATCCATTGGAGGTTGGTCTGCCAATGGCGGGGTTGTTGAACCCGATACCTTGTCACTCAAGGGGTTCACTGTGGCTCATTCACATCTGATGAGGAGTGTCGTTGCTCTCCAGCGACAATCTCTAGGACACTTAGATCCTAAGCATCTACCTGATGATCATTTCGATAAGAGATAATTCTTATACCCTGAGCTAGCTAGGGTTGTACAGCTAGCAATCATGTTTCCTTTGAAAGGACATGCCATGTCAAATCCAAATCTGTTCAAGCGTTTGCTTGGGCGCGTTTGGAAAAGTACTGTTGCCGAGCAACAGCCTCATAATGAGTCAGAGGTGAAAGACTCTAGTTTCGACCAACTAAAAGATACTCGTGACGTTTGTAGGTTTGATACCTATGACCCAGATCGATCTATTCTTGTTAGTCGGCTTAAGAATTCTATCTTCATCTGGGAAATGCGCAACGGAGCAATCAACCGTAGACGCATAAGTTCCAGACTTACATTAGAATTAGATCTATTTGCTAGATCTCCTAAAAATTCTATTAGTAAGGAAGAGCTCGTTGACATGGTTCGTAAAGAACTTGTTGACTAAGAGTGAACCTATGGCACTACAGGCTACCGCTTGTAGTGTCATTTGCCCTAGGTTAGTCGGGGCTGCAAAGTGACTAACTGAGTTCTTCCATAGGAGGCACTGCGATAGCAGAACCTACTAAGAAGTCCGAAGCTATTGAGCGTTTGTTTCGTGAACTCAATGGTGGCGTGGACAGGCGTACTATGATCGACTCCGATCTGTGTGCGGTCTGTGCTCAGCCAGCTACTGAGTTCAGCGACGCGCTCAGCCGCAAGGAATACACCATCTCTGGTATGTGTCAAGCATGCCAAGATAGTGTGTTCCGCTAGCGGTTAGCGTCGGAACAACGTCCCTCCGCCTGAGGTTTCGCCCTAGGGAGGGGCTTCATACCTGTGCTCTTCTCTATGGAGAGCACGGGTATGAGGTACACGTTGTATCTCGTTCGACCTAAGCATGTCGTTAAAGGGCTTATGCTGATTCTTCCAAGGAAGAGTAGACTCAGGAGACGAGTCCGACTGAGGGCGTGATTCTCAAGGGGTTTTTAAACCGACAGGTTTTTGATCCTATTGCACTTGTTGTGCATTCCTTTACTCTCTGGGATAAAGAGAGGAACCCTTTACTACTTTCGAGTAGTATAAAGGAGATAATTATGAAGAAATTCATAGTTATGCTTGAGGCTCTGCCCAAGCGTTATCGGGAACCTCTGGTCGCCTTCGGGTTGACTAAGTTCATCACCCTTCGTATGCAGCTACGTAGGGACAACCGCAGTATCCATCAGATCATTGATCAGATGCGAGAACAGGTTGGTCTGTCTAACTTTGGTTACTCTTTGAGTCTTGATGACTTGAAGAAGGCCGAGTTGGCGATTTGCGCTGGTGATGCCGTACTTCCTTCGACTGATCGTATGGAGGGGTACGTTTTGGAATCACCGCACGTAGTTGGTCGGGACGATTCAAGGCGATCCGTCATGAGTCGTAACGGTAATGCTCAAGTTCCTAAGCGTGTGACGAACGCACTTAACTATCTCGGTAGTGTGGGTTTTGATATCCACCCTGAGATGGAGCACCTTCTTCTGGATAATAAGGAGAAGTGGTTGTGCGATCAGACCAAGCCGTTGTATCTTGAGCTGGAGCGAATTGAGGATTGGGATAAGTTCTTCCTAACCTCCTACCTCGATTGGAGAGGTCGCTTCTACGCAGGTTCTGGTATCCTGTCTTATCAAGGAGATGCCACTAATCGTGGGTTGGTCTGCTTTGCAGATCCATCTCCTTTCTCCGATAAGCAATGGGATTCCATTCGTACTTTCCTTCGTGGAGAGTATGGTGTCGCTCCCGATGTTCTCTCGTTTGCTTCTGAGGACTATACTCTTAAGCAACAGGCAGGATGGCTAGCACAAACAGATCGCACATTTGCCGAGCGATATATTGTGCAGCTCGATACCCACAGTTCTGGTCCACTTATGGTGGCTCTCATGATGAGAGACGAGCGTTTGTTGCGTGTCATCCTAACTTCAGACTTTTATATGGCGTTCCTTAAGCCGTATATGGAGTCTGGCACATCTTGGGCCAAGAGGCTGAGTGCTATATCTGAGGACGAAACTAGAGATCAGGTTGCTAAGCCCTGTGGTATTAACACCATGTATGGGACAGCGGCTGATGCTCTGGCATATTCGTATGCAGGATTGACAATCAACGGTGTTACGCCTGAGATGTCTATCCTTGATTCTGGCAGCAAAAGTGATCCTAAGCCCGGTTTGGTGTCACTCCTTGAAACTGGAGTGGTTCTTGAATCGAATCTATCTTGGGAGATCCAACCCTGTCTTCGTCCTTACTTGATGAGTCTGTCCGTTTCTGAACGGTTACGACAGCTCTGCTACCTCGCAAGAGATATGCAGAACGCACTCTTCAGTGAGTTTCCCTCCATTAGGGTTTATCTCAACACACTCTCTGGTGCTGCTAATAGCTGGTGGAAGAATACGCAAACTTCTTTCAGTTTCCAGCACCCTCTTGATAAGAATATCATCATCAAGCCTTTCCCGCACAAGCGTACTGATGTGCCTGTAAAGGATTATATTGATATTCGTGTCCTTTCCAAACGGCTCCGTAGGAACTTGTGTCCAATGGAGTTTGGTCGAGGTCGAGTCTCTGCGTGTGCGCCTTGCTTCACACACATGATTGATGCCGTGATCGTGACCCTTGTGGTTAACGAGTGCGAGCGAATGGATATTCCTATCGCTCCTATACACGACTCCTTCGGTGTGCCGATAGCTTATGTTGATGTTGTTAAAGACATCTTCAAGCAAGTCGTGATCTGGATGTTCACTGAGAATGATTATCTAGGTGACTTCTGCAAGGCTCATGACAAGACCCTCCCTGAGCGGTCTAGTCTTTCCGAGTTTGACATTGAAAGTCTGCTCGATGAGCTTCCATCCTGTATAGGGTGAAGCCCAGCCCTCTCTACCTTAGCGGGTAGGGAGGTGCTTTTGCTCACAGAACGTCTGTGAGTGTCTTTGTCCCTTTTCTTAGGAGGTTGCTATGAAAAGCAACAAATCAATCCTTCTTAAAAGTCAAGAAGGATATTCAATGGTGTGCTTCACTATCAAGCCATCCTCGAACATGGTAACGGTTACCAAGACGCGAAAGCCCTTGGTTACCATCCCATTGTTTGATCTGGCTAGCCGTGTGAAGGAGGAACTCTCCCTTGGTTTCAAGATTGAGGAAGTTCCGTCTAGTCTGCGGCACTTTGAGGCTGACACCATTAACTACCAGTACGATATCGAGGGTATGGTAACGATGTGGGCTAATATAGAAGAGATTCTATGTAATTCTCTCATATCTTCCTATACTCTTGGGGTCAAGGGTGGTGACTTTGGGTTAGCTAAGAAAGCTTTCTTTGATACTTTCAATGCACATCACAAAGGCTCTAAGACTCTTCGTATTCGTAGTGGATTAGCTGACGCTCGCTATACGCGGATCAGTTGATCTCAGGGGCTTACACCTCTTACCAGAGGGTAGGTCCTTTCCAGTCTCGCCTTCGGCGGGAACAACCTTCGGTTTCAACCTTCGGTTCAACCTTCGGTTCAACCCTTCGTACTACCGGAACTTCGTACCTGATTCCCTTCGGGCTCCATTCTCCGGCCCTTCGTGCCTCTCAGGCTTCGCCTCAGGGCTTTCAGCCCCTCGGAGGTCCTTCGGACCCCCCTAGGAACGCTTCGCTTAGGAACGATTCTCTGGTCAGGAGCGGGGACCCCCGCGTTTATGGGAACCCCTGCTTTTTTCCCATCAACCTTGCGCCGTCCACCGGAGCTGTTGGACATCCAACCATCTTTGGTAAGTCCAAGGTCAGCTCCTCGTGTACGGCTATGTGAAGCGAAGAGGGAGATGTTATGGCATATTAGTGCTAAAATCTTAAGGAATTACTCCAAAGCGTAATGCGGCTTAAGATTGATCAGTCCACCGACGCGAGGCTGACTTAACATCTCCTCTCTTCGGGGATCAGCTCTCTATTGTGGCTCGATATAGCAGGGAACAGTAGAGAGCCGATCCCTGCAGAGATTTAAATTCATTTAGCTTTAACCGATCTAAGGAGGATCAATCATGACTCAAATCGTCATAGAAATCTACCACCCATACTCCGTTGCTGTTCAATGCGATGGTGACTGGGACTGTTATAACTGCCTAACGGAGGCAGCTGAAGTAGCAAAGGGCTACATGATGGAGCACCCAGATGCCTCCATCGAAATCGTGAACTCATTTGCCACGAACGAGTGGCAACAACGAAAGTGGCGGCGAAGGCTCGCCAGAGAGGAAGTCATATCATGACTCAACTAGACAAGTTCCGTAATGCGGAACAATACAAGGACACGATTCTTCGTGGAATCGCGCTCAACCCCAAGGCAGGAACTGCCCGTGGCAATGCCAAGGAAGTCTTGTCTGAACGAGGTGTAACCCTCGAAAGCGTAGTCGAGAAGGACTACAGTACTCTGGACGAAGGACAGCTGGAAAACATCATCAGCATGGAACATTCCAGAGAAGCAACGAAGGCTGCTGCTCAAACTGAGCTTGACAGTCGAAACTAAAGAAGGCTAAGAGCGGAGGGGTGAAATTCCCCTCTTTTCTTTTTTCTCGAATATAAATAGGGCAAACACTCTACGCTAGAGGAAGTAACTAGCGTAGGGTTTCTCCAAAGGATACTCAGGGTTAATCTACTGAGGGAGACTAATAACATCCTGCCTAGACGAGAGCGTAGACCTTATAGGTCGTGGTAATCGTTGCACTCAAATCCTAGTGATTGTTTAGGCAAAATCAGGAGTGTATGGTCGTAGTCTAGACCATAGCGTAGAGCTTAGGCTGTGTACGCTGAAGTGTCCGTTAAAGTGCGGAAAGTTATCGTTTTCGAGGAGGAACTCCTTCAAAATGATAATAGAACTGCTATTGGGTACTACAGGTAGATTCTAGAGTCCCCCAATAGTGAGAACCACATAGATTTTTTTAAGAAAAGTGGTGTTAACTTAAGACCGTTCACGGGGAGTAGTAGTAAGACTCGAAGGATCCTAAATGGTATGATAAGAACCGTACCGAGGCTACCCTACTACTGCTCCCCAACAAACTACAGGAGAAAATTGTGTATGATATGAATCAAATATACTGGATGAGGATTATCATTATACTATGTATTAATCACACAGTCTATTGTTAGGAGGCACAAACATGAGTAAGAAGTACGGAGTCTGGGTAACTGGAAAGCATAACGTAAAAGGATGGCTCATAGATGATGATGGCTACTGTACTTATGACACCCTAAGAGAAGCTAACAAGGATGCTAATGAATTTAGCAACGCCTTCAGGGGAAGAGTAACAAAATACGAAGGAAGAAAGTTTAAGAAACCATCTTGACATTCTTGAAATCTATGGTATAATGATACTATGAAAGGAAAATACCATGTTTGATCCTGACATTGATGAGGATGATGGAGAGATGATTGACTGGGATACTCTGTTACCCGAATGGCTTTATGATAATCATGGAATTTCTTGGAACATAGAGGAGGATTGTGATGACAACAGTTAAAGAGCATATAGAGAATCTTAATAAATACAATCCCGAAGATCATGTGTGTCTAACAATATGGACGCGGGAAGATATAATATGGAGAATAGATCAGCTAGTAGGCAACGTAGAGTTTCATGACGAGGATCTTGACTGGATACTAGAACAGATGGAACATAATCATGACGCTAACTATGGTATCAGTTGGGATACCATAGACTGGTGGATTGATATAGTAGCTGAAGAGAAAAGGGAACTAGAAAAACGGGAGAAAACCAATGCCTAACTGGTGTCAAAACTTTGTGGATATAACTGTCTGGGGAAAAGATGATGAGGAGATTGCGAGAGAAATCTTTGACCTTTTCTATGATAATTCCAATGGTGAGGATGAAGTAACTTTTGAAAAGGTATACCCTACGCCAGATGACCTAAGTAGTAAACAAGAATATGACTGGCACATAAACCACTGGGGAACCAAGTGGGATGCAGCGTCTTCACACATAGAACTCGACGGTGGCTACGTAGAGATGCGGATTGAAACTGCTTGGAGTCCACCTGAAGGTGTCTACTGGGCGTTCATGAAGTGGCTAAAGGACAATGGCTATGAAGATAATGTCGATGTCGAATGGTTCTATAAAGAAAGAGGAATGAGATTATCTGGCTGGTGTGGAGATAACACAATAGCTGAAGACTATGGTATAGTATATGATGCCCATAATTGGGAAGCTAGTATACCTGAAGAAAACAGGATAAGATAACTAAAGAAATGTCGCATCAAGACATGGAAAAATAATAAGGAGGTACGGTTCGTGTATAATTATAAGATTACATTTGAAGAGTATTATGAAGACTATAATAGTTTTGATGATTGTCTCAAAGCCTTTCGGATAATGCTTAATGACTTATCAAATGATAAAGATCAGATTCCACTCTACTTTAATTTTGATGAGTATGATAAAGAAGAGGAAGCTCTTCATGAGCACGGATATATAAATCGGAAAGGACAGGAACTCTGATGACTACTGCAAAAGAATGGATCGAGCGTTTAACAAATGAATATGATGGTGATGAGACGATTTGTGTGGTAGTGTGGAGTGCTGAGGATGTGGATACATTACTAGGCGATAGGGCTATGGAAGTTTCTCGAATCGAAATAGATCATATGCTATCATCTATAGAACAAAACCACGATGCCAGCTCAGGTATTACATGGCAAGATATCGAGTATCGTCTTGATGATATCCTTGAGGAGGAAGAGGAAGCTCTTCATGAGCACGGATACAATACTAGAAAAGAACAAGAAGGACAGGAGTTATAATGAAACCCGGTGAAACTATCTATGAAGTATGTATTAGTGGGTTTGAAAATCAAGATTCCGCTACAGAATTTATGTGTTTTATTGCAAATGAATATGGAATAGCACTTAATAATATAGAATTTAAAGCTCGAACCCCTGTGATTTGGGAGGATTGTGATGTACAATCTAAAGAATGATCCTTGGTATAAACTTCATGTTTATTCAGAATTACTGTTGACATGTGCCATACGGTGTGGTATAATAGTCAGCATTGGCTATCTTATATGGAGATACTACAATGCAGGTTGAAGAAAACCACGTTCCACATGGATGTTTAGATGATTTTATGTGTTTTAAAAGTTGCGAGGAAATATATGAAGTGGGCAATATGGAACCACACGACGAAGAAATATTTGAAAATGAATGGTCAAACCGTAACCTATGGATCGAAAGACCTAGCTGTTTCTGAGCAAAGGAACTTAGGTCCTACTTTTGAGGTAGAAAAATATAGAAAGAAACGGGATAGAAACAATGAATAATTATGAGGTAATATGCTACGAGTTAGCATCAAATTTAGTGACGGAGGGAGTTGTTGAAGATTGTGCGGTAGGAAATATAGGAAAACACCAATGGTTGCTTGATAGTAACGAATGGTTTCCTCTTCCTGTAATTGCTGAAAGCCTATATGAATCTCTTCTGGAAGATAGGTGTGTATTTAATTTATCTAGTGAGACAATCCATTTACTTAAGGAGTATTTGAATGAGTCATGAAATGTATAGCACAGATACTGCTATGTACGCTAAGACAAAAGCTTGGCATGGTCTTGGAACTGTTGTCGAAGACTACCCTAATGTTAAAGAAGCTCTGAAATTAAGTGGACTTGACTGGGAAGTACTACAAAGCGATTATCTATACGCTGAAGTAGAGGGTGATACCTACATTGCTGACGGTTATGTAGCTAACATCCGAAGCGATACCAATGAAGTACTTGGTGTAGTAAGCAAAGACTACCAGCCAGTACAGAATCGAGAACTGTTTGACATAGCTGAAGCAGCAGCTGGTCAACACTGCAAGGTTGAAACTGCTGGCTCCCTAAAGGGAGGAAGAAATGTTTACTTACTATTGAAGGCTGACTCGTTCGCCGTAGGCGAAGATGAGATCCAACCATACTTCGGTCTGTTCGATGGTAAGGATGGAAGCATGTCCACCTGTGGATTGAACACAGGAGTTCGTGTTGTATGTAGCAACACAATGGAGTATGCTATGAGTGGTGCTATACACAAGGTTACTCTTCGTCATCGAGGCAATACAATTGACGATGTATATGACCAAATGTGTGATGCAATCACAAACTTTAAGGAAACTGGTAAGATATTCCGAGAGAAGGTAGATCATATTGCTACCTATGCTCATTGGAATGAAGACAGGATTCAAAAATTCTTCAAAGAATGCTATGTTAATATCATTGACCCTAGCATTAAGAAGGAAAAGGATGAAGTCAAGAAAGAAAAGTATTCTATTAAGATGGGTACTAGTATCATGAAGATGCAGGCAAAGATGCAAGCAGAACTAGAACTTAATCTTAATGTTTCAACTGGATGGTTGGCTGCAAACGCTGTGACTAACTACATTCAGAAAAAACAAGGAGAGCGTGGTCGCAAGACTAGTACAGAATCTCGTATCCAAAGCAACCTTATTGGTGCTGGAGCCACACAAAGTTCCAAGGTTATGAGGACTGCACTTAATTGGAGTAGCATCAGCGATTCGCTTCCTGCTAACTGATCCCCTCTTAAACTGGAGATCCTAGGTTTAATTATCTAGGATCTCCAGTTATTATTTCCATCTCCCAATAATTGGGTAATGGAGTAACACTCCATATGCCACAAGGAGAATATATGATAAAATGGAATGAGTTATCTCCTGAGATACAGGAACAAAGGCTATCACTACAGTCTGCTCTTGAGGAACAGATGCTTTATGATGGTAGTAATAAATACTGGGATGAATATTCCAGAGCCTGTGATGAGGGTATACCTGAACAGCAGTTACTAGACTCTGTAGTTTTTCAGCTCGCTCCTGTCTATCAAGAATGGATAGATAATATATCTAAAAATAGAAAGACACCTGACTGGGTTCATCCCCTGTTAACTCTAGGTGCTGCTAAGATGGCTGACCTAACTGTTAGGTGTGTCATTAGAATGTGGCTCAAAGCCAGCATGTTTGGGTTTGGAAGAGATGATATCAAGAGTACGCCCCCTCTTGCACAGCATGTAGCAAGAACAATATCCAAGGAAGCTATTCATATCATCGCCTACCAGACGGCAAAGGAAACTTTCAAGGACGATTGGAGAAAGCAATCCAAGTTCATTAAGAACTGGACAGAGAAAAGATGTATTGCTTTCACAAAGAAAATGCTACAGATTCCCCGCATGACCTTGAAACAAAGAGATGACTTCGGACACCACATGATTAGGATTGCTGAGCTGTCCTCTGTCATCCATACATTCAGGGATAAGTATCCTCACGGAAAGAACCAATGGAGAAACAAACTATTCGTCACACTTGATGACAGTATCCTAAAAGATATACACAATAAGCACAAGTTCCTAGAAAATACGACATTATTGTATAGACCTATGGTATGTCCACCTGTGGATCATACACTGGAACGAAGCGGAGGGTATCTCCACCACTGGATCAGGAAAGAAGTGGTCCATAGATACAGCTCAGATTATATTACTGAAGAAAGAAAGATTAATCAACAATACTCTGAGCCTAGTCAGAAGGTTCTTGACGCAACCAATGCTATGCAAAGAACAGAGTGGACTATTAACACCAGAGTTTTTGATGTTATGAATAGCTTGTTCAAGAACAACACAAGACTATGTAATCTTCCTGCCTATTCTTTCGATGCCTTCTCCTTTGGAGATGAGTATCCTAAAGATAGTGGTAAGCAGGAGCAAGCAATCTGGTGTCAACGCAGAGAAGAAGCGTGGTCTGACTGGTTCAAGGAAGAACAAAAGAGAGGACGGATGTTGGTAAGACTACAGCTTGCTATTAATCTAACTCTAAATGGATTCTTTTATATGCCCATGACTCTGGACTTCAGAGGCAGGGGATATACTACCTGTGAACTACTTAGTTGTCAAGGTTCTGACTTTGATAGAGGCTTGATAATGTTTGCGAACGCTGTACCACAGACAGAAAGAGGAAGATACTGGATGAAGATCCATATAGCTAACCTCTTTGATATTGACAAAGTTAGTTTCAGTGACAGAGTTAAATGGTTTGATGATAATCAAGAAATGTTAAAGAGAATTAATGAAGACCCATACCAGAACAGAGAATGGATAGATGATGCGGTCAAGAAAAACAAATCATTCCAAAGAATAGCAGCTGTCTTTGACTACTTCAGAAAAGATGGCATGACTCAGGTTCCTGTCCAAATGGACGGTGCTTGTAATGGAAGCCAACACTGGGCTGCTATCATGAGAGATCAGGATCTTGCCAAGCTTGTAAATATTATACCGAATGAAGTTCCCCAAGATCTTTATCAGTATGTAGCAAACAAAAGCACTGAACATTTAAATGATAACAAAGAAAACCCTTGGTATAAAAAGTTTTTAGAATACTGGAAAGGAAATCTTGACAGAAAAATTACGAAACGCAGTACAATGTGTGATGCCTACGGGCTCACGTTCTATGGCATTCAGAAGTACATGAAACTTGAGGGTCATGTGGACTGGGTTCCTCATGAAACACAAGCAGGAGCAATCGTAGAGCTTGCAAGAGCTGTTCAAGCTGGTCTTGGTTCTGCTCTTGAGTCTGCCAATCATGGAAAAGAATATCTTAAAGATATAACTAATATGATATCTACTATGGGACATCACTTAACATATACTGTACCAAGTGGATTCAAGGTAGTGCATAACTATACCAAGATCCGAAAGAGGAGAAGCTTAGCTGCTCTCTTTAATAATAAAGAGCTTATATTTTGGGAGGATGCTGGAGATCTTGATGCGAAAAAAGCAGAGCAAGGTATTCCACCAAATTATATTCACTCTTTAGATGCAAGTCATTTGGTTTGCACTGTGTTTATACTGTATAATATGGGTATCAATTCTTTCAGTATGATACACGATTCATATGGATGTCACGCCCCGTTTGTGGATGACATGATAAAAATAACGAAGGAGCAATTTTATGAAATGCATCAAGTCAATCTTCTCGAAGAGCTTAAGAACCAGATCGAAGAAAGATACAGAATTAGACTACCCAACCCCCCAGTCACAGGACAGCTTAGAATCAAGTCAGTTCTGGAATCGGATTATTTCTTCTCCTGATGTTCGATATATTCTATGGAAAGATGCTCAAAGTTTCGGTGGACCTGAATGGGTTGATCATACTGAAGCCTATGAATGGGCGCACCGTACTCCCCCAACAATGAAGACAGTTGGGTTTGTATTAAAAGAAACAGAAGAGTGGATAAGTATAACAGATTCCGTTGGTCCTAACGAATGTGGTGGCGTAACCACTATTCCAAAGGTCATGATTTTATCTATGGAGAAAATAAGATGACTCTCATTCCGATCAATTCAGAAGGAGATATGGAGCTGGCTATTAAGGAGACGATTCATATAGCCAGACATAGAGGAAAGGCAATAGTAGACCTAGCATTTACTACAGAGTTTTTAGCTCAAGTATTTTTATGGAATCTAAATTCTGCTATAGCTCAAACAGGAGTTTCTAGAAATAAAGATGTAGAATTAAACATCATAATTGTAGGAGACGGTGATGCTGCCGAAGAAATACACGAATAAGTATCAAGAGATGCATGATAAAGGTGAGTTCAATGTTTGGGCTCCTATTCCACAAAAAGATGGCAGCTTCTTGCCTCCACTCGCACAGCAATGGAAAGAAGAGTGGTCACGTAGATGTAAAGCCATGAATAAAGGAAAGAAAGATGTCTAGAGTTCTTATTATAGGTGATACTCATTGCCCTGCTATGAAGAAGGGTTATGTTGATTTCCTTAATGACATGAAGAATCTATGGAACACAGATAAAACCGTACACATCGGAGATGTGGTTGATTGGGCAAGCATTAGCTTCCACGAAAAGCTCCCAGAGTTTCCTTCACCACATGATGAGTTCCATAAAGCTATGGAACAAGTACAACTATTATACAAAGCATTCCCGAAAGTTACAGTGTTGACTGGTAATCACGATGACCTACCAAAGAGAAAGATTAGTACTCTGACTTTACCAACTCAATGTATTAAAGAATATTCTAACCTTTGGAATACTCCTAAGTGGGAGTGGAAGCCAAGGTTTTCTAGGATTAGTATTGATGGAGTAGCGTACAGTCATGGTGACAGCGGTAAGGGAGGTAAGTTTTCCTCCTTGAATAATGCACATGATAATTTCTGTTCTTGGGTTCAAGGACACCAGCACTCTATTGCTGGAGTAAACTATTATGCCAACCTAACCAAAAGAATTTTTGCGCTTTCTACTGGATGTGGGGTTGACCACGAAAATCTTAGTATGTATTATGGTAAGAGATTCAACTCCAAGCCCATCGTGGGATGTGGAATTGTGTTGGATGGAGAGCATGGATTCTTTGAGCCTATGCCCTTTGAAGATTACGAATAGTTGGGTAATGGAGTAACACTTCATACTCACTAGATAAAAAAGAAAGGAGAAACCGTTGGACACAAAAACCCTCAAGAACGAGTACCGAGATGGACTCGAAAAGGAAGAAGTAATGGCAGAGAAACCAGCTGTTGAAGTTGAAAATGTTGTACGATATCTTAATGATGTTGCCGCAGCCCTAAGCCATGTTGTTAGCGGTGTTCAAAAGACAATCAGTCAATTGAATCACCAAGTATACACAATTAAACCAAATAATGAAATCACAGATCAAGAAGGAGAAAATAATGATGACTAAGATTTCCCAACTATACACTGATACTTTAGACGTACAGTGGGCGCACCTACACAAGCCAGACACTAAGTTTGGTAACCCCGGCAATCATAATATTACCGTGGTTGTTGATGAGGTACTTCAAACTAACCTTGATAATCTCATGAAAGAGACAGGTGCTAAGAAGATTAATGGTATGCGAGAAGTTGAAGGTGTAACAACCATCAAGATCAAGTCCACCATTTATACTAAAGATGGTACAAATACTTTCCCTTGTAAAGATGCAGCTGCTGAAGATACAGAAGCCGTACCTTTTGGCGGTGACAAAGTTCGTCTCCGTCTCGCCCCGATGGTAATTTCAAGGGACAATTCACTTAGTTTGTTTCTCAATGGTTGTCAGATCATAGAGAAGAACGAACAATCGAACACTGGAGGCTTCACTCCAACCGATGGATACGATGGCTCAGACTACAAAGCACCTGTAGCTACAACTCCTGAGGTTCCTGAAGTTTCCGATGACGATGTTCCATTCTGATGGAACTTGAATGGACTTTTCCTATTAGTCCAGTCGCTGCAAGTAGGCCCCGTGTCTCAAGATACGGGGCTTACTTCACTGGACCCTATAAAAAATTCAGGGAAGAAGGTTCACAAGTTATATATGAAGTGTTAGGTGCAGACTTTGATTTAATTGATCAACCTCTCATGGTAGATTTAGAATGCTATATAAAACAACCTAAATCTACAAAGCTAGATTGTCCCAAGGGAGACATAGATAATTTTATCAAAGGAATTTTTGACCTATTAAATGGTAAGCTATGGACAGATGATGGTATAATCCGTTCTGTCCATGCTACCAAAGAATGGGCTCCCAAAGGAGAAGATGGTTATTTCACGCTAGGAATTAGAAATGTATGACAATGCTTTTAAAGTTTATATCGCAGGACCAATGAGCGGTATGCCAATGCTTAATCAAAATGCTTTTCATGAAGCAGAAAAAAATCTTAAGAGATCTAATTTATTTAGAGAAATTATAAACCCAGCTAAGCTGGACACAAGTCAAGACATAGAAGAGCAAGAGCAACATGCATTAACGGATAAAGAATATAGAAAGAATGCAATCGCCAGAGACTTAAGTCTTCTTGTAGAATGTGATTCAATCTATATGCTTTCTGGCTGGGAGAATAGTAAGGGTGCTCAAGTAGAACATGCCTTGGCTAACTACTTGGGTCTTACTATTTTCTACCAAAGTAAGGCTACTATATAAGGAGAAGGAGAATATTATATAATGGGTGAAATAAGATCTAATGTAAATGAGTGGAGTAGAGAAAAAAAAGTCAAAGATATAATGAAAAGAAGAGAAAGAGTGGGAGGAGTTAAGAAATGGAAAAAAGAAAACATGCAAGTAAAGAACGACAGCTTCATGACTCCCTCGGAACAGAAGAATAAAAAATCATGGATGCCTCATATAGAAAAAGGATCACTGGCAGAAAATGGTAAGGGAGATTATAGAAGACCTCCAGCAATTACTAAAGAAGAATTAGGTAATAGATATGATTTAGCATTTGGTAAAATAACTGAAAAGGAGTTTAAGAAGCGTGAACGCACAAGAAGAAAGTCAAGTAGTTGACAGAGAACCCTGTCCATCATGTAGGAACAAGGGTAATGATAATTCAGGAGATAATTTAATAAGATACTCAGATGGTCATGGCTATTGCTTTGCCTGTGAGTACTTTGAAAAAGGAGATGGAATGACATACCAAACTACTATACCTACTAGCTTAAGTCTATCTCCAATCAATGGGGAGTGTGTTGGAAAACCTGATCGTCTTATTGAAATGAAGACTACCAAGCTGTATGGATATCAAACCGCAAGAGTTAATGGAAAGAATGTTGACATCGCTAATTATTATCTTAGCAGCGGAGAGCTTATTGCTCAGCATCTAAGATCTGAAACTAAACAATTCCATTGGCGTGGAGATACAAGCAACCTACCTCTGTGGGGTCAACACCTATGGAGTGGCAGCGGAAAGAAAAATAAACGATTGATTATTACAGAGGGCGAAATTGATTGTATGACATGTAATCAATTGCTTCAAGGAAAATGGCCTGTGGTTTCTTTACCAAACGGTGTAGCTTCAGCGGTGAAATCAATCAAACAAAACCTAGAATTTGTCACAAGCTACAACGAGATCGTACTATGCTTTGATCAAGACGAGGCTGGTCGTGCTGCTATGGCTAGGGTTGCTGAGATTCTACCTCCGGGCAAGTGCCACATTGCATCCCTACCATATAAGGATGCCAACGAATGCTTGATGAAGAATACTGGCAAAGAAGTTATCAATGCGTTGTGGCAAGCACAAGTGTATGCGCCTGATGAAATAATACATGTTAAAGATATTGTTAATAACCTAGAAAATATGGAGCCTAAAGTATATGGATTCCCTTTTGATACGCTTACTGAATTCCTTGTCGGTCAACGATCAGGTGAAATTACTTTATGGTGTTCTGGAACAGGATCCGGAAAGACCACAATCCTCAAAGAAATGGTCATGCACCATCTTGAAGAAGGTCGTAGTGTCGGTGCTATTATGCTTGAAGAATCTCCGCAGGAGATCTTAGATGATATGATTTCTATCATGATCAACAGACCAGTTCGTGCGCTTAAGGCAGCAAAGACTATGAATGATCTTCGTATTAAACTAGGAAAACCTCCTATTGATATGAGTATTGTCAGTGACTTTACTGATGAAATGTATAACGATGCAAAGGAAAGGCTTAATCAAACCAACCTGTATATATACGATCACCTTGGTCACAGTGGTTTGAATAATCTCTTCGCTCGTATGGAATACATGGCAGTATCTTTAGGAGTTGAAGTAATTATACTCGATCATATTACCGCAGCTGCTGTTGGTCTGGCTATGGTAGAGGACAAGTTTGACTCTGAAAGAATGGTCATTGATAATCTTATGAAAGAAATGAGAAACCTTGTCTCCCGTACTGGAGTACGGATTGATGTGGTATCTCAACTTAAGAAGACCAACAAAGCATACGAAGAAGGAGATAGAATTACTCTTCAAGATCTTCGAGGCTCTGGATCCTTAGGTTCAGTTCCCAATACCGTGATAGCATTGGAACGAGATCGACAGAATTCTGATGATCGTCTTGCTAATACTACAACAGTTAGAGTTCTAAAGAATAGACTGACTGGTAGAGCTGGTGTTGCTTCTGCTCTATACTATGACAGAGGCACAGGTAGGCTTCGTGAAATTGTTTTTGCCCTTGACGATACTGGACAGATTATGCTTGGAAATGACGAATGAGTATTGACTGGAAAGAAGTTGTGTGGTATAATAAGTATTGGAGTAGTCTTCAAGATCAGGACGAAGGAGATGATAATGAAATTAGTATTCGATATAGAAGCGAATGGACTGAACGAATTGATACTAGACAGGAAGGGGAACGCGATACCCTCTGGAACTAAAGTCTGGTGTCTCGTTGCAAGAGATGTTGAAACAGATAAAACATATACTTATGGACCCGATGAAATTTCTAAGGGTATTCAGTTATTACGTGACGCTGAGCTTATTATTGGGCATAATATTATTATGTTTGATAAACCTATGCTTGAGCGTTATTATGGTCCCATTAATACCCCTACTTTTGATACTCTGGTTGTAAGTCGTATGATGTATCCAGAGAAATCTAATCACCCACTTGGAGGAAACTCCTTGGAGTGTTGGGGTCGAGAGGTTGGAGTTGAGAAACTAAACTATCAACATGGATGGGATGTGTTTACTCAAGAGATGATGGATTATTGTATACAAGATGTTAAAGTAAATGTTAAAGTTTATAAAGCTCAGCAAGAATTTGCTAATAAATATCCCAAGCCTGTTTGGCTTGAGCATAATGTAACTGATATAATTAGCGAACAAACTATCAATGGTATTGGTTTTAATCTTGAAGCTGCTGAACAATTGGAGTTTGATTTACTCATTGAGAAATCTTCAGTTGAAGATAGTATGAGAGAGATCTTTCCAACCAAAGTAGAAGAACGACATTCTGAAAAGACTGGTAAGAGATTAAAGGATAAAATAACTATCTTTAATCCCGGCTCTAGAAAACAAATTGCAGAAAGATTGTCTGAGAAATATAATTGGAAACCACCTCAAACTGAAAAGGGAAATCCTAAAGTAGATGAATCAGTACTTAAGAAGTTAAAATATCCTGAAGCTACTATGCTTGTAGATTATTTTAATAACACTAAACTTATGGGTCAGGTATCTGACTGGGTTAAGAGATCGGAACATAGCCGAGATGGTAGGATTCATGGTTCTATTAATCCACAAGGTACAGTCACAGGTCGGATGACCGCAAGCCAACCCAATCTTCAACAGGTAAGTGGAGACAAGCGAGCGAGAAGATTGTTTGTTCCTAGAAAAGGATGGGTTATGCTAGGAGCTGATGCTTCTGGACTTGAAGCTAGAATGTTAGCGACTCACATGATGAAGTATGATGATGGAGCATATGCAAATGTTCTTCTTAATGATGATATACACTCTGTAAATCAAAAAGCTGCGGGTCTTCCTTCGAGAGACACCGCAAAAACTTTCTTCTATGGATTAATATATGGTGCGGGTGATGCAAAGATTGGTAAGATTGTTAATCAATCATCACACGTAGGAAGAAAACTTAAGGAATCCTACTTTGCTAAGATTCCTGCTATTAAGAAAGTTATTGATGATGTTAAGTTTCAAGTAGCCAAGAAGGGTACTATTACTTTATTAGATGGTAGAGAAGTTCCTTGTAGATCAGAGCATAGTTCACTCAATGTTCAGCTTCAAGGTGACGGTGCAATTGTTATGAAGCTTGCACAAGTTTTACTCCGAAAGAAAATGGGAACCAATCCCGCTAAATTTATGGCAACTGTCCATGATGAGTGGCAAATGGAATGCTATCCTGACATGGCTGACAAGCTAGGTCAGTGGGCTGTAGATTCTATTCGTGAAGCCGGAGAAAAACTAGGATGTATGCAGCTTGATGGTGAATATCGTATAGGTAAAGATTGGAGCGAAACACATTGATTGAAATATATATTTTATTTAGTGAACTCAAAGCACCTTGGGGAAAGGTTGTTAATATCCTAACAGGCTCTAAAATTAATCACGCTTCTTTAGTTGTTCGTGAAAAAGGTATAGATAATTTAAGAAATATCTTTGCTTTACATTGTGATATAACAATAGGATGTCGATGGGTTTCTTTTGAAACTATGAATAAGATTACTAATCCCATAGACATTTTATATTTTGGGGATGTAAATCCCCCTAGTATGCTCTTTGAAAACATAGAAACATATGATATGAATCCTTGGATAATGACTAGATATTGGTTAACAAAAGGATTTAAGAAACAAGAACTTCCTAATTGTTGTACACAACCAATCATTAGTTGGTTAAATTACTTTAGAAATTCAGAAGTCTATTCTAAAGAAGATAATTATAGTCCTATAGAGCTTTGGAAAACACTTAAGACAAGGTGTCCTAGAAAACAAAGTGTTATGGAGAAGTGGAAATGCAAATCATTACTATAAGTGGTCAGGCTAGGGTTGGAAAAACAACTACGGCTAAGATAATAGCAGAGCAAGCGTTTAGACTTGGTTTTATACCAATGTTTCTACCGTTTGCTAAGCCAATCAAAGACCTAGCAGAATCTGAGGGAATTAACAAAGACGATTCTCCTGAAGAATATAGGGAGTACTGTCAAAATATTGGTAAGGCAATGAGAGATAAGGATATAAATCATTGGATTAAATCTTGGGCAAAAGACCTACAAAAAATAAAACAATCTGAGTTTAAGGATTTAGAAAATGAGAAAAAATATTGGGAAAGAGTTATCATCTCAGATGATTGTAGATATCTTAATGAATTATCCAGAACTAGGAAACTCGGTGCATCCCAAATATTTATTACTGCGGGAAAGAGGTCGTTACCTGAGGCAAATGCAACATGGCGTAGCCACGAATCCGAACAGCTGTCAATATCAAAAGATATGGGTCATCCTGATTATCAAGACTTATTTACAACTATTATTGTTAATGAGAATACAAAAGAAAATCTGGAATCTATAGTATCAAGACGTATTAGGATGTGGCTTGGTCTTGAGATACATGATAAAGTATGTCTATGTGAGCTATGTAAAGCTCGTAGAGAAGATAGATTACCTGATATTGATGTTGTTATTGATGACTTAATAGATAGATTGTTTGGAGATTTTAATGAAGAAACCTAAACTTGCTGTTATTGATGGCGATATACTTGCCTACAAAGCCTCGTTCTGGGCTGATGTAGAGGGGATAGATTGTTTAGAAGACAGACTGGCTGTTGATTTAGAGAACTGGACTCCAGAAGGAGTCACAAAAACAATCGTTGCTTTATCTTGTCCTCGAAGTAAAAACTTTAGACGGGATATTTGGCCTCGATATAAGGCTCATAGAGACGGAACTGCCCAACCAGATAGTCTTGACTATGCTATTGAGATTTTATATGACAATGCTGATACAAGGTGTATTGATAAGTTGGAAGCCGATGATCTTATGGGACTAGCCTCCAGTAAGGGGGCTGCTATCTCCGTAACTATTGATAAGGACTTGAGATCTGTACCCGGATGGCACTGGAATCCTGATAAGGAGGAGGATAGTGTGTTCATTACAGAGGAAGAGGCAGATAAATTCTTCTTCAAGCAATGGATTATGGGAGATTCTACTGATGGAATTCCCGGTCTATGGAGGGTAGGTCCTAAGAAAGCTGAGAAGTTTCTGAATAGCTGGGCTAAGGAGTCTTGGGTTGATGAGATCTTTAATTTATATGAGAATGAAGATAGACCTAATCAATCTGACTATGGAGATATGACAAGAAAAGAGTTTGCTTTATCAATGGCTAGGTGTGTACGAATCTTAAGGGAGGGTGAATATACTAAGTCTACAAGGAGCATTAATTTATGGGAACCGAATAATTGGGTAAAGGAGATACAGCCTTGAGCAAGTTATTTGAAGATTTTATAGCAACAAGTAAATAC